CTATGGGGAAAGATATCGCAATGCCGTTGATGCATTTCAGACATTAACTGATACAGACGGCGGGATTTTCTTACCTCAGAGTATTTCGGATGAAATTATGTCATTGGTTCGGGATTATGGAGTATTCCCGGCAAATTCAATGAGATTCCCTTTAAGTGTCGGACAAGGAAGGCTTAAAATCCCTAATTATACAGGCGATCTTACTTTCCATGCTGTAAATGAAGGAAGCGAAGCAAATGCATCTAAATTCAGCTTCAAAGCAATTGAACTTGAAGCCCGTAAATGGATGTGCTTTGTCCCATGGACAAATGAAATTAATGCAGCGGCCGCATCCAGATTGATTCCTATAATCAACGCCAAGCTTGCTGAAGCATGGGCCGGAATTATTGATGATGCCGTAATTAACGGGGATGGGACATCTACATATCACAATCTAAAGGGATTTATGAACCGTTCGGCAGATACTGCTGCTCCTGAAGTAAGGCTTGTTACGGCTGCTTCTGATCATGATAGCTTTGATGAAATCGACATTTTTGATATTATAACTGCAATACTGGACCTGGCTCCTTCTGCCAGGGCTGGGGCTGTCTATGTCATGCATCCGGATTGGGATGTCAGGCTAAGAAAACTTAAAGATTCTGACAACAGGCCAATATTCATAAATCAAGGAGATATATCCCTTGGGGCTGATGGTTGGAGAATTGCAGGGCGAAAGGTATTATTCACAGAGAAGGCCCCGAATACGGACGGCACAAGTGAAGAATATGCACTTCTTTTTAACCCGAGATATCTTGCTATTGCTGATGCTGGTGGCTTCACCGCAGAACAACTTACTGAGGCCTCTATTAAGGATTCCAGCGGGACAAGAATATATCTTGCTTCTCAGGATTTGAGGGCTTTAAAAGTTAAAGGATTTATGGATTATGAGTTATCTGAGCTCACCATGTCCAGTGGAGGTAACGACCTTGGAGCATTTGCGGTTCTTAGAACTTATTCGTAATCGAAATAAAAGTTAAACCATAAAATATTTATAAAAATGGGAAAAAGAGATTTAAGATCTGGAATTGAAGTTGTAACACTTCACACCAAAGCGCAAAAAAATTCGACTAATACAATGGGGAATAAGCGTTATATCGGTGCAGTTATCACGGACGCTTCTTCCGGAGACGCTGTTGTTGGTGTTTACGTGGTCAAGGGTTATCCATCACAGATACCTGTACATACTTAAATAATTGAATCATGTATAAAGCAAAGATTCAGGGTAGCGTCACGGATGCTAAAGGGAGGACTTACCGCTTCGATGCGGATTCTTTTGTCGATGCACCGAAAGGGACATTTGACAGGGTGAAAGAACTTGAGTGGATAGAACCCAAAAAGAAGTCCGAAAAGCCTCCTGATGAAAGTCCGTTAGAGAAATCTGTTAAGATTGAGGAATCTATAGTTGAGGATCAAAAGCAGGATGTCCCCGAACAGGAGAAACCTGCTGAAGATCAGCCTGAAAAGAAGGTTAAAAAGCCAAGAACAAGAAGGCAGGTAAAAAAGTAATCCATGTTAAAACTTGTTTCCATAGATAAAGGTGATCCTTATATTCTTACTTTACCTGAGATAAAGGATCACCTATTTGAAACAAGTCCGGATTATGATTCGATGATTATCATGCTTTCGCAAGTTGCCAGGGAATATGCTGAAGCCAGAACATGGAAGCAGATAATTCCGGCAACATATACCCTTTATCTTGATAGGTTCCCGGATGTAATCGAACTACCCAAACCTCCTGTTATTGGTGTAACATCGGTGAAATATTATGATACCGATGATTCAATACAGGAATTGAGCAGCTCGGTTTACCAGGAAGATTTATATAGTGAACCTGCCAGGATCCGTCCGGTATCAGGTGAAAGCTGGCCGGAGATATACGATCGGCTGAATGCAGTCGAAATCGAATTTACGGCAGGGATGAATGAGGGCGATACAGCACATAACATGCCTGAAAAAATCAGGCAAGCCATGTTAATGCTGATAAAAAGCTGGTATGAGAACAGGAATGCTGTTGTAGTCAGCGAGGGCCGAAGTGTTGATGCGAAGGAAGTTCCGATGACTGCCAATGCTTTGCTGGATATGGAAAGTGCAAAGGTATATGTGTAATGAGGATATCAGGTACACATGTAAAAAAGGTAATCCTTTTAAAAAGGACCAAAACGCATGATGAGCAAAACCAGGAGATTAAAACATGGGTAGCGGATACTTCTAAATTTCCAAATGGGAAATTCTATGTTGAATGGTGGGATCAGGGAGGCCGTGAGGGTATAGAAGGAGGCCAGATGGCAGCAATCAAGGATATTCGTTGTAAGTGTCGGTATATCTCAGGATTGAATGAAAAGGATTACATGATACGCAAGGGCGGTGTTGATTATGACATTGAATCAATTAAAGAATTGGGGCGGAATGAAGGACAAATTATAATGCTAAAACTACCAGATAATGTCTAAAGATCGTATATGCATATTATTTTCTGAAGTGCCCGAAAAAACTCATTTTATAAAAAGCTCATATAGTTGGGTGAATGAGACTGAGGCATTGGAATATATTAAAAAGGGATTTGGGGTTCAGTATGATCCTGTAAAAAAAGAAGTGATTGAGAGACCCAAAGAAGATCCCTTCACGAATCTTCCGGATGACTTTCCAGGCAGGGAACATTTAATACAAGCCGGAATATGTTTGATGGAATTGGTCCTGGAAATGAAAGATTTTGATCAGATACCCGGCATTGGGCAAGTGACTGAAAAAAGGATATTGGAATACCTGAAAAAATGACAGGAAATACAATAGATATTAACGATAGGGAATTCAATGAAGCTTTGAATTATCTGAAAAGGATGGAAAATTCTCTGGATCCGAAGTGGATTAAAAAAACCCTTCGCAAAAATTCAAAACCCATTGTATTGAAAATGAAGGTCAATTGTAAGGGAAAGAATTTACCTAAGATGGTGGGTGTGACCACTGCCAGAAAATATGCAGGTAAGTTCGGGGTCAGAATTGGGGCAGAAGGTTAAGATTGGCAGGGTTTATAACCGGAAGGGTAAGTACGGGGAAAGTAACAGCCGGCCCATTTTTGCGGCCTGCATTTGATATGGGGAAAGCCGGGATGATAAAGGAAACGGTTCAGGATATCAAAAAGCATGTACCATGACAGAAGGGTTAATAGCGCTGGTTAAAACAAAATCCAATCTCACTGATGTAATTGGAGTGGGAACCGATGCGGACCCGTTGCGGATGTATCCCGACCATCTACCTCAGGGATTAAGTACGTTTCCTGCAATATCTTACAAGGAATTATTACTGGAACCGTCTAACACATTTGACGGAGCCAGCACATTGGATTTTCATAGAATTGATATTCAATTCTATAGCAGAACATCCAAAGCTACAAAAGATCTTTTCAATCTTTTCAGAACTGAGATTGAAGATACCGTTGGAACATACGGAGGAGTTAATATTCATCATATCTGGTTTCAAACAAGTGGGTTGGCTGATTTTATTGACAATTTAAAGTTGTATATAAAGCATGCAGAATACAAAATAGCAGTTAGGAGATAAATTAATTAAAACTTAAAAAAACAATGGCAGGAGAACAAAAAGCGCAATATTTCACATTAAAATATGGTGAAGTTGCATTGGGAAAAATAAAGAACATTGGTTTGAACATTGACGGAAAGGAAATTAATGTATCAAACTTTGATTCAGGGGTATTTGAGGAATACCTGAAAGGCCGTAATAATGTTACCATGGATGTAACATGTATATATGACCAGACAGACACCACAGGACAGGGTAATGTTATGGATGATTTGTTAGCAAATGCAGCAGATGATACATTATATTTCGGCCCGTCTGGTACACCTGCAGCCGGAGATATTACTTATAGCGGTAGTGGATTCCCCAAAGATGCGAAGATCACGGGGGATGATGATGAGGTTGTAGAAATTACTTATACTTTCAGGATTAACGGTACTCTAAATAAATCAACTGCTACCTAATGATAACACTATTTGACATAAAAGGTAAAAGATACCCCTTCCTGTTCGATATGGAGGTAGTTTGGTTTCTCACTTCATCTGGGAAAATTGATATTGAAACTCAAAGAAATGAAAAGGGTGATGTCATTAAAGATGAAGAAACGGGGGAACCGGTTGTCAAGATTACGGCAGAATATGATGATATGATGGAGTTGTTCTTAAAGGCGAATTATTCAGCTATCGAATACGAAGGTAAAGGAAATGAGCTTGAAACAGTTGATTTAAAAAACGGTATTCGTGAAAATCCCAAGCTGTTTGTTGATTTACAGCGGGCTTTGTCTGAATCCGGGGCAATGAAGATGTTCGAGGAATTAAAGAAAGAAGGCGAAGAGGAAGATGCCAAAAAAAAGAACAGCTCACCTGGGAAAAAATCTGGCAAGTAGCTTATGGGGAGCTTGGAATAGACAAGCTTTCTTTCCGGTTTATGATGCCGGTAGAGTTCTTTGCTGCCTGGAAAGGATATGATCGAAAAGAAAAAAGGAATTGGGATGCTGCCTTCTGGATTTCTCAGGTGAATGCACTGAGAACAACGTGGGGTAAAGAGCAGGCCAGGCAGATACCAAAAGATAAGGCTCCTTGGGATGTTTCTTATAATCCCCCAAAGGAGATGTCTTATAAAAGCATAACAACAGTGTTGGACTTTATTTCTAAATAGATGGCTACGGATCGTAAAGTGACATTTTTAATCAACGCAAATATCAACAATTTCTCCCGGAATTTGTCAAAGGCTCAACGTACCTTACGGAAATTTGGCAGCAATCTAAAAAGCATGGGACGGACCATGACTATGAGCCTCACGGTGCCGGCAGCAATTGCAGGAGTGGCCGTTGTTAAAATGGCTGCGGACTTTGAAAAATCCATGAGCAAAATTGAGGGATTAGTGGGGATTGCCGGGGATAAAGTGCAGGCATTTAAAAGTGATGTATTAGCATTAGCAGGTCCAACAGCCAGGGCACCCCAGGAATTGGCTGAAGGTTTATTTTTTGTTACTTCTGCCGGATTAAGAGGAAAGGCCGCTTTAGATGTTTTAGAACTATCTGCAAAAGCAGCATCGTCCGGATTGGGTCAGACCGGGGTGGTTGCTGATCTCGTTACTAGTGCCATGAATGCATACGGGCCTGCCGTATTATCAGCACAAGAAGCCACAGATGCTTTAATAGCTACCGTTAGAGAAGGTAAAAGACCACCGGCAGAAATTGCCGAAAGCATAGGAATGGTATTACCGGTAGCTTCTGAAATGGGTGTTTCATTTCAACAGGTCGGAGCAGCGGTAGCAGCTATGTCCAGGACGGGGACAAATGCTTCAACTGCAGTGATGCAATTAAGACAAATTTTAGCAACCATTTTACAACCAGCGGGCGAGGCTGAAGATGCTTTAGATAAAATGGGAACATCAAGTGCTAAATTGCGGGAACAAATTAAAGAGAAAGGACTTCTCTCATTTTTGGGATTTTTACGTGAAAAAATGAAAACTAATGAGCTGGCCTTTTCGAGTGTATTTGGAAATGTCAGAGCATTGAGCGGTGCATTAGATATTAT